TTACCGCAGTTGCATCCCATATTAATAGAATTGTGTTGTTTCACGAAGTTGAACACTACCTGAGCACTCTAAACAGCAATCGCAGTCAAGATTCATTCCTGCGCATATCTGCTCAAGAGCTTTCATGTACTCCACCTGGTACTCAGTGCGAAGCTCATTAGCCTTCTGTAAGTTCACTGTTGTGAATTGATTTAACTTAGTTGAGTATATTACTTCTGTTAGCACTTCGATACCTAATAGATACCATAGTGCTCTGCTAAAGATATTTTTATTTTGACATATCATGCCATCCCAAGAACAGCCGATTGTGAAGATTGGACTAAATCCGAAGAGCTCGTTTCCAAATGATGTAATATTATCATAGAACGTAGCACCTCTTACTAATACTCCACAGCATCCTGTCCAATAGCTACTAGGAGATTTGATTGAAGTATAGTCATCATTTTGCGGAATCTGAATTCCTACAAATAATCTTCCTACATTATTGAACGTAGTGTTAACTTCAATCAGATTCAATCCTATGCTAAGATTTGTATTTATGCTGTACAAAGTCTGCTTAGAATTGATATCTATAAAGTCAATTGCATAGTTGCCACTTATCTCAGAGTAGAAGTTAATTTGCTGAATATGCATATAAGTCATTGGACTTGGCACATAACCAGTGTCCATTGTATCATACTCCATTGAGAATCCGTAGTAAGTATTCAAAGGATTCGTTGCAGTACCTGTGCCTGCTGAGATGCCTTGAACATTGATACCTTGATTGATGCTCTTAATCTTATATGTCTTGCCCATCTGCTCTCTAACATCAAGAGAGAATCTGTTCTGAGCTCTACGCTGTATCATATCCCACAGCTCAAGGTAAGTCTTCTCTTCTTCATTAGTCAAGCTTACAATCTGCTTAAGGCTGATGCCTGGCAAATCGTTCACATATAAACCTGATGGAGGAATTGCACTTGAACATCCTCTTAATCCTATATAGTCAGTTAAGCAATTCATATTTTATTTTATAAATGGGAGGCAGTTGCCTGCCCCCCGATTATACTTAAATTTATTAAGAGTTTGTGATTGTGTAAAGCAATGCACCGTTGCTTCCAGCCATACGATCAGCTGCATCAAATGCATTTGTCGGAGTTTGGAATAAGTCATAACGCTTCTTAATGATCAATGCATAACCACGAGCTGCAGTTAATGTAGTAGGATCAATTGCACCACCACCATTTAAACGGCCTAAATCATCAGGACAGTCAATGTACTTAACTTGTAAGTCAAACTGAATGTTTGATAAACCATTTGGAGTCCAGCACTGAGTGCGAGGATCGATGATAGTTGTGAAGAAAGAAGAACCACGCTGACCAGCGAATGAACCTACGTTATCTAATCTCTCGATTAAGTGAGCAGATCCAGGAGCGAACATACCTAATGAGTTAGCATTTCCAAAATTTGCAGCAGCAAAACCTGAAGCGAAGAATTGGTATCCTGAGTTCATAGCTAACATTGCAGGATCATATCCAGTAGCTGGAGATAATGCATTGTATTCCTTTTGTAAATTGAATGCATGGAATCTAGAGCCTAATGGTCCAACCATTAAAGGATTTCCACAGAACTCATTAACTTGAGCATCCATTAATAACTTAGTTAAACCTGTTGCAAGGTCATTTAAAGTACCATCTTGCTCGATGTTTACAGTAACTGCAGCAGCAGTACCTGTTGCTTGGTGAACTCCAAAAACTACAGCATCAGTAAGTTCATCTTCCATCTTCTGATAGATTCCGTTCATTGCATGTAAGATTGAGTTTAAGTGCTCAGTCATTAACTGAGTAGCAGGAACTCCTACAGCAACAGTACGAGATGCATCTTCGCAATATTGGCGTACTACATCATCAGAAACCCAAACACCTGTCTGAGCTACTTGCTCAACTGCAACAGTTGTTTCTAAGTAAGCAGGTACGAAATCTACTGAGCAAGTATCAGAAGTTGAAACTTGAGCTGTAGTTGTACGAGGCATGTATTTTACACGCACATCTTTGTAGTGTCCACCTACGTTCGCAGCAGCGAAAGGACGATCAGGTTGAGTGATCAACATGTTTAAGAAACCTGGAACAGTTACTTTCTTTCCAGGATAGTTTACGCCTGCAATTGACTCAAGGTGCAATAACAAGGCTTCGCAATATCCATTTGCCATTTTTTATAAATGTATTAGATAATTAAAGTTAAATTGATTTGTACTTGTATTGGATTGCTCCTAATTGTTTTTGGCTCTATGGCCACATATCACGAGATTGACTGTTATAATGGATTGCTTCCTGCTCTAAAGTCAGCAAGAGCTTTTGAAGTAGCTGCTTTAGCACCAGGAGCAGTTGTTTTAGCAGGTTGCACAGGAGCAGGAGTTGGAGTTGATGAAGGAGAAGCAGGAGCAGCACCTTGAACTTTCAACAGTCTAGCCTCAGCCAAGACATTTTCGGTAAATGATTTGACATCTACTGTCTTATTATCAATTGTGAAAGGCAAGTCTGGAGCTTCTGCATTCACAAGTTTAAGTCCATCATTAGTGAACGTGTACTTGCCTCCTTTCTCTTTCAATTTTTTCTCCCAAAGTCCTTTAGCTGTTGAGATAGTAATGTCCTTATCTAAGTCTAGTGCATAGTTATACTGACTAAACATAGCATAAAGTTCTTTCTCAGTAAGCTGTGATTGCCATTGTGAATTTACTTTATCGATGTCTGACTTACGGCCTTCCTTCTCTGCATTTAATAAGTTCTGAAGTTCTCCAATCTTATCTACTAATGCTTTCTTCTCTCCTCCTGTTGCACTGATAGACTTTTCTTTTGCATCAGCAATAGCTTTAGCAAGCATAGGAATACGATTGTAAGTAGATTGCTCAGTTAAGATTCCTGTTTTAGTTTCATCATCGAAACCAAACTCATCTAATAAATCTTTGATTTTAGAATCTACTGTGCTCAATGCAGTGCCAGTAAAGTGCTTCTTGATGTTGAAGTTTGTCTTTGCTTCGTTTTCAGTCATTAATTTAGATGATACTGAAGCCATAATGTTAGCAGGAACTTGCACACTTGAAAGTGCAGGATTCATTACTAATTGTTTTAACTGCTCATCGGCAGCATCGATTTGTACTCTGTCTGATAATTCTTGAATAAATTCAGCTAATGTCATAGTGTTTTTCCTTTCGGACTTTTATGTTTATGCAAATATAAGATATTGCTAAGCATTTTTAAACTTATCTCTCAATTCTTTAGGTACTACTGCAGCACTAACAGGATAAAGCTGATGATTGCAATTGTAACCTCCGCGATTTATGCGGAAGTTAGAGGCATTTGTGCCCGCAATCATACCAGCAGGAAGGCCTGTTCTTTCATTAAGTGGCACTTGCTCTCCGCAAATTAGACCACTTACAATCTCTTCAAGCTGGCTTACATGGATGTAAGGCATACAGCTTTGTTTTGCTCCAATCAATGCATCACAGAACGGCCTAGATGTATCTTTTAAAGAGCCATCATACTTATACCACTTCAATCCTAAGTCATCAGTAAGTGTTGCATTGTAGTTAGCACTAAACTGATTCAAGGAATCTGTAACTATTTGCTTTGTGTATCTCACTAATCTTCCATCTCCAGTATCAGTATTAAGCATGAATTCACGAGCTTGCTCGATGAAGTCTGCTTTGCTTCCTCCTGTTGTTACATTTTTGACTAAGATATCTTTGATAGGTCCTGTGAAGTTGGCACTTATGGCATCCTGGCCTAGTTGATTAATCACTGACTCTTGTGCTAGCTGTTGAATCTGCTCAAGTACTGATGGCACTTTGAACTTACCTACTATTGCTGTGAAGTAATCACGTTGTAAAGCAGAGATAGTTTTATAATCTTCAATGATTGCATCGAGATCATCCTGATACTCCTTGTTAAAAATAGTCTTATCAAGTTCTGCTTTAATCTTTGCAATAGTCTTGATGTTCTTAACAGAAGGCTTGATTTGTCCATTGGTTGTTTCAAGTTCAGATGAAAGCTCTAATACGACCTTATAGGCATCTTCTTGAATCTTTGGCATACGAGTATTCCAATCATCAATCCGAGCTTCTATAATGTCTGTAATGGTCCTTATTATTGCATCTGCTTTAGCCATCTATTATGCTAATGGAGTTGGAGGTAAAGGTTTCTTCATGTTTGCAGCATACTGTTGCATGATTTGCTCTTGCTCAGCATACGATAAATCTGCAAAGCCTTCTATGTCAGATAAAGCTCTTGTAACAAATTTATTGATGTTAGCATGTACTATCAAATCGCTTTGGTCCACTGCTCCAAATGTTCTTTGTAGGCTGATGTTCTCTTCAGGTACTCCTGCGAAAGGATCAAGTTTAAGTTTTAATATCACTAGGTCTTTTACTTTTGACTCGTTAAACTTCTTATCTGCTAATTCAATCTGAGCAGCGTTGATAATAGCAGGATCAACCTTTGCTTGTACCATTGCTGTAAGCTCATCTACTAATACTTTGCCACTAAGCATATCATAACGCTCAGGAACTGGGATATAAGGAATCAATTCATTGATATCTATGTTCTGTGCGTAGTGCCTCCAAGCTAAGATATCATAAACAACTTCATCCATAATTCTCACAACATCTTCTGCAATCGAATGCACAAAACTGTAAAGCTCTTCTCTATCTACTTGCTTTGCTACACCTGAT